GTGTACCCGTAAAGGTACACCTGATCTAGTCAGAGTTGAAGTTCAGCCAGTCGGCTGCTTGGTTTACGCCAAGGGACGATTATCCTTACGGATTGTCCACCTTCAGTAATGATGACTAGAATCATGCAATGATGCATGGTTTTAGAGCCAATAATGGCAACAAAGTCTAATTGGAGTCTAACATGATTCCCGCTTTTACGAACAAATTCGTAACGGGAGAAGGCCTTAACGGCACTCTCCCTTGGTCGCAATCGTCGTCGGGTGGTACGGTAACATCCGGAACATCCACAACGCGTGCGGCCTATGTTCGTAGAACAGGTCACACCAGTAATTCAATGCGGTTAATCTCGGGCATTATGCCTTGGAGAGATCCATCGAGTTACAGGAGACTTGCCACCCTCTATGCACACGAACCGCAGGATCGATATGATCTAGGTTCGAAGGCATGGGTAAAGGGCTTTTCATCAGTTAGTGTCGTAAATCTGCAGGTCCTATCGGGCCACACAGATGAAGGCATCTTTATTGATGGACAAGGGGAGTGTGAAATAGACGACAACGTGCAGAATCGAGCAAATATCGAATGCCTTCTTAAGTTAAAAGATGAGAAGGTTAATGTCGGTACTGCGCTCGCTGAAGCACGAACAACCGTTGATATGCTGGCATCCACCGCGATCGATTTGTTTTCTCTCCTGAAAGCCGCCAAAAGCGGCCGATGGAAGGAAGTGAAGCGAAAGCTTGGCTCGAAATCTGTGGCAAGTGCCACAAATGACGTAGCCAATGGATACTTACAGTGGAAATACGGCTGGAAGCCGTTAGCCGCTGATGTTTATGGGTTGTTTAAGGAAGCGCAAGCTTCTCTTATTCCTCCTTTGGTAATGGATGCGAAGAAGACCGTAAGGTCCTCCTCTTCGTTTACAATACCTGCAAACAGCATACATGGTTGGGCCAAATCTACTGGAAACGTACAATTTCGAAACACATGCCATGTGCATGCGAAATTGAGTGATTCGTTTCTGGCTATAGCCCAATCGCACGGAATGTTAAATCCGCTATCTGTAGCGTGGGAGGTTATCCCCTATAGCTTTGTTATCGATTGGGTTTGCCCAGTAGGTAACTTTCTAGAGGCTCTCACCGCTAGAGCGGGTTTGGACTTTGTAGGTGGCTATACACATCAGGTTGGCGAAGCTGAGCTTCGTGCCTCGAAGGTTCTTCCTTCGGGGTGGGCCGGAACTCCGCAAAGCGTAACCCGTCGAAGTCTTGACTTCAGACGAGTGAAACTAGGCGGGTTTCCACAACCTATTCCTTATGTTAAGTCGCCTTTCTCCACGGGCAACGTTTTGAGTGCACTTGCGCTCTTTCGTCAGCTCTTCAAGTAGAAAGCATATACATGCCTCAACTGCAGAACTTGGTCCTCACAGACCGAGCAGCCACTCCGGTGAACCACACCTTCACTCCCAGGGACATTGTCCAGGGTGTGGGGACTGTGGTGGAGTCCACGGGGGTGCCTATCGGAGATGGACGCGTGAGCGTTCAGCTTCGTCAGACGGCGGAAGGTCGCTATAAGGCGACTCTCCGCGGTTCCTTCCCCATCGTTCAGAATCAGACTGTCAACGGCGTCGTTCTGCCTGTTGTCGTCAGGACCTCGTATTGTGACATTACGTTCACATTCGACAAGTCCTCGACGGAACAGGAACGGAAAGACGTCGCCGGCATGATGATGTCGTCGCTGGATCCTGCAAAGGTTCTGGTGAACGACACGGTGGTGAAGCTTCAGGGCGTTTATTGATGCATGAGTTATACCTGCTCCTTAAGAAAGCAGACGCAAGTCTGCATATTAGGGGGAAAGGGTGGCTCACAATCATTGGCATAACAGCCAGCGTCTTGTTGCTAACCGTCTTAATCCTAACGGATTAGGGTACCATTCATGATTGGAGTACCACATGAGAACCAGGAAGATACGATCGCCCCAGCCGGGGCCCGTTCGACCTATCCCGGACGACTTCATCAATCGCTTAGTTATGACGATTGGAAGCCTTGATCCACTTATCCCCCGATACTCGTATTTGGGGAAAGAGATGCTCTCTAAGTTTGTCTCATCTGAGACAGACCCTTCGCATGTGCGGAGGCAGAGGGCTATCAATAAGTGGTTAGCGACCGAAAGGAATAACGAGGCCACCAACGATAGACTGTTAACTTTATGTGGGGAATACAATATTTTACCCCGCATCACAGTCGACTCAATGGTGGCTAAGGCGTCATCCATTATTCAAAAGATTTTGGGTGATGTTCCTCCTCTGGATGTTCTCTTTGGAGCATTCTCTGGTGGTTCAACTACGAGTCGCAATAGACTTGTTAGCCATCCGGCTAATAAGTATCTGGGACAAGCAGATATTACCGCGGGAGCTTTGGATTGGTGGGACCTCGTCTTAGAGGAATCACCGCTCTGGAGCTCTTACGCAAACACGTTCCAGCAGGTTCGTGTTTGCCGAGGGAATATCATGTTTACCGTGCCTAAGAATACTCAGATCGATCGATGCGCATGCAAAGAACCCGATCTGAATATGTACATTCAGAAAGGAATTGGTAATCACATACGTCAACGTCTTCGGACTGTTGGCATAAATCTCAACGACCAGTCGGTTAATCGCCGACTCGCGAGACTTGGGAGTGAAAACCATGAACTTGCTACACTCGATCTAAGTAGTGCTAGTGATAGTATTTCTTATGAGCTTGTGGCCCTCCTTCTTCCGGACCTTTGGTTTAGCCTGCTCAACGCAGTGCGATCAAAGGAAACGTTGATTGATGGGGAATGGCATAAAAATGAAATGTTCAGCTCGATGGGCAACGGGTTCACATTTGAACTCGAATCGCTCTTATTCTATGCGATTGCGAAAGCAGTTGCTTGGAGTACTGGCATTTCAGGTATCATCTCCGTCTACGGGGACGATTTAATCGTCCCGACCTACATGGCACACGACCTTATTTGGGTCCTTGACTACTTCGGTTTCGAGGTTAACACCAAGAAATCGTGTATAGAGGGTCCAATACGTGAGTCATGTGGAGGTCATTACTATAACGGAAGTGATATAACCCCTTTCTATGTGAAGGCGCCTTTGCAGACGCTCTCTGATGTTATACACATGGCGAATCAAATTCGCCAATGGTCTGACGATGAGGGACACGTCATCTTAGATGATGTGCTTGAGACCCTTTGGGTTGAACTTACTGCATTGGTACCTCGCAATCTTTGGGGTGGTTATGACACAGCGGATAAATCTCGGTTAGTAACTTACTGGTCGCCTAGGCGGCCTGCAAGACTGATCGAGCGAACCAAGAAGATTCCAACCCTTCTTGGCGGTTATCTGATGTGGCATGATTCAAGAGGCGACAGTGACTCACCATTAGAGGTAATGAGTGAGAGGAAGCAAAACCTCAAGCGTTACACCTTTAAGAGTGTAAACGCCGCACTGTATGGTAAACCTGAGAAAGTATTCCTAACGGAATTATATCCCAGGAGCGGTGGTGAAGAGCCATTGCAATCAGGCTAATAACCTGTGGGTGGACTAATCGGTTCCAAACCGATTAGGGCCTTTAGAGA